ATAGAATTTGATGTTATATTTTTAAGCTACGACGAGCCTAATGCAGATATACATTTTGCAAAACTCTGTGATATTGTACCTTGGGCTAAACGTGTACACGGAGTTAAAGGCAGCGATGCCGCGCATAAAGCAGCAGCCGAACTAAGTGAAACTGATTGGTTTATTACTGTTGATGCTGATAACATTGTAGACCCTAAGTTCTTTAATTTAGACTTAAAGATGGACGACCCTACAATACAAGTCTACGGTTGGTGCGGCCGCAATGCCATTAACGGTCTTCGTTATGGTAACGGCGGATTAAAGATATGGAAGAAAGACTTTGTGTTGAATATGAAAACACACGAAGCCAGCGATAGCGATAGAGGCCAAGTTGATTTCTGTTGGGAAGATGGGTATCGTAATTTCCCTGTAGTTTATAGCGAGAGTATTATTAC